AATAGAATTTAATTTTCCATTTATGATGATAGCTGCAGCTTTTGCACCTTCACCGTCACCAGTAATTTCTATTGTAGGTGTTGATGTATAATTAGAACCAGGAGTAATTACAGTTATTGCCTCAACGCCAGTAAAAGAAGATGGTACTTCTTCAAAGAAACAAGTTCTTTCAAAACCTTCAGAATCTATTATTTTAAATAGTGGTGAAGAATAAAAATTGTCTAATGTTGTTCCTCTTGACAATTCAACACCAAAATTTAAAATATAATTATTCGTAGTGTTTAATTCTGGTCTAAATCTTTTAGATAAGAAAATTTCCAATTCATTTGATATAATTGAATTATCACTGTTATCTATTTCTGTTCTCAACTTAGAAGATTTAAAAATTGAATTGAACTGATTTAAATTTAAATTTAAAAAGTTTGTTATAGCGGTTTGAACTTTTGTATCTAAAGTATTTGTGTCTAAAACAGTTTTTGTTGGATTATAATAAACCGTTGAAATTACTTTTACAAAATTATAATCAACATCTACAAACTCAGGTGTTACAGTTAAAACGCTAATTGGTTTTAAAATTTCGTTAACAAAGAATTCTTTTTCCGTTTCAGTTACCTCAAAACCTAATTTTGGTTTTGCTGATATAAAAACTTTACCGTAAACTGGAGGAACATTTTCTTCTCCGCCCCAAACATTTACAGCATCAAATTGAGGATATCTTTGTTGGATTATTTTAATGTAATCTGTTTTTGTAACAGCTCTATTTTGCGAAATGAATTGTAATGGAGCTGCAAATTTAATTTGATCAACAGTTTCTTTTTCTGAACCTCCAGCTGAAGCCGCAACTGAGTTTACTGAAAAATTTGAAAAACCAGAAACTGTAGCCGTTCCAACAAATGAATTTGCTCTATTTGCAATTGATCCGCTTGTACTCAAATAAGTAACATTTACAATACCTCCATCAGGTATTTTTTTACCAATAACATCATCGCCAAAATAAATTTGATACTGTTGATTTAAACCTTCTTGTAAGAAATAAACTTCTGAGTTAGCAGTTAGATTTAAAACATCTGTCGCCAAAGAGTAAACTACGGTATCAGTATTAGCAGATGATTGTTGAACCAAAACCTTTAAAGTTGAAGTATCAATATTAGAATCTGGTATTGTAAAAATTTGTTTTGGATTTGAAGACTGTGAATGATTAAATGCAAAAGAATTTAAAGTACCCTCATAGATATTCAAATTACTAAAAACAAAATTGTTAGCTGTTTTTGAAACTGTAACATCATTTAAAGTTATAAAATTATAAACTTTATTGTCAATTAAATTAGAAAGAAATGTGTAACCAGCTGGAAGTGTTAAAGATGCTGGTGTAGCAGAACCTGAATTTATTGTAAAATTGACTACTGCTTTAGAAGCTGTAGATGATCTAGGAGTATATCCGTATCTTTTAGCATGAGAGACCACTGAATTTCTTAACATAGATGAATCTAAAAAAGACTCATTTGCTACCATGTTTAAATAATATGCGTTATAGTGAGTGTTATATGCTAAAATATCAAGTAAGACATTTAAACCAGAACCTTCAAAGTCATAATCTGTGAATTCACTCTGACTTCTTAAAAAAGTTTTTAAGTTTGTTTTTATCGTATCAAAATCTAATTCTGTTACGTTTAATCGGTTTGCCATTTATCGTACTCGTTCTAGAAAAAATGTTATTTCAATTGGTTCGGTTTGGTTGTTAATTAAAAATTCCATATCAACTGTAAAACCATTATTATCGTAATCTGGTATTACAGAAACTTTATAAATTGTTGCTCTAGGTTCAAAATTTTGAATTACTTGAGTTATTTCTCGTTCTAACGATGATGCAGTAACCGCATCCATATTTTCAAAAAGAAGTTTATTTACATTAGAACCTAAGTCTGGTTGAAAAGGTCTTTCATAATGATTTGTAAGAACCAAATTCTTGATAGAATTGATTACAGCCATTTCAGCTGTATGTTTATTGATATCTTTTTTAACAGGATGTATGTTAAAAAGAAGGTCTAAATCTTTGTAGGTTCTTGCTACTTTTGTGGTAATTGTGGCCATTTATTATTTATTCAACTACCTACTATATTTTTAAGTTTTGAGGTACCAACCAAATTGTTTATTAGATTTCTTTCCGTACTACCAGAACTGTTTAAAGCATTTAAAAACTGAAAGTCTTCTATTACCTGTTGAGATGTGTAAAAGTAATTTTCATCTGATGTTCTTCTTGTATTTACCATAGTATATACGGTCTCAATTTTATCTCTAATTTGATCTAATTGTACAGGAGTTACTGTGTTTGTATCGGCTCCTGTTAAAAATACTTTAGAGTTACCTATACTCCAACTGTTAGAAGACAATTCATCTTTAATGTATAAAGACGTAAAATTATTTAAAATTGGAGAAGCATCGTCAACAGAATCTGAACTAGCTGTTATTGTCAAAATTACACCTCCTACAGCCATTGCAGAAGTATAATCTGGTTTTAGTGCATCCACTTCAGTGTTAGATCCTGGTGTTGTCACGCCAGAAATTCTATTTGTATGAGACAAAAAAGATTGCAATTCAGAAATTAATGTGTTTGAAGAATTGGCCAACTCTTGCGCCTCGGTTGAAGCTAATGCAAAAGTATTTGCTGGATCATTAACACAAACTGCGATTATAGAATTGACATTTGAAGTTATTGAAGACACATAACTAGAAACAGGATTTTGAAAATAATCTGTTCTAGTTACTGAACCATTAGCAATATCATTTTTCATCCACTCCGGCACTGAAATGGGAGCAGTGTTTAAATAGTTTTTTGCTTTAACACTTAAGTTTATATCTGTACCAAATTTTGAACTATCAAAATTAGAAGTTAATCTATCAATTATATTTGCCATTTTTTACTCACTAAAGTTGACTTTTATCAGGCATACCACTCTGACCTTTTGGTGTTGGATGTGTATGTGTAGTAAATGTCCAGCGCATATCTGCAACTGAACCAACAACATCGTTTAGAATTAAAGCTTTTACTGTTGGAACATTAACAGCCACTGCAGCATTTATAACTCCTGGTGCCATTGGACCAGGAGTATCTGGAACACCAACATTTAATCCACCTAAAGTTGAAATTCCATCCACCGAAAATAATTTTTTTCCGGCAATTAAATTGTCTGCACTATAAACTGTACTAGAAGATGTTATTGAACCACCAACATGCAGATCACTATTAATTATTACACCCAACGGAGCATTTAAAGTTAATTGACCAGTTAGACCACCAGCAGAAACTGTAACATCAGATTCTGAAGCAATTATAGCTTCACCTTTTACAACAGTACTTAAATCACCTTCTACTTTTTGATTTACATTACCTTCAATTTTTTGAAATACATCTCCTTTAACATTTAAAACAGAATCTCCTTGAATGGTAACAGTACAGTAACCTTTAATTAATACATGATTATTTTTTGCAACTATTTCATAACCATCACCTTTTATTTTATGTATTTCTGTTCCATCAGATTGTATTTCAGTAAAACTACCAGAACGATGTTGTAGACGAATTCTTTCATAACCTGGTGTATCATCAAACTCCATAGAATGACCAGATTCAGTTTGCTGAACATGATTATATGGATATTTTGAAAATTCTGCCTGAGAATCTGGTTCTATCCATGTCGTATCGCCTGAAGGTCTTGTTGCCATAATTATACTTTCTCAAAAGAATTTGCAATGTCTACAACATTCGTTGCAATTTGTGTTGTATTTTCTACAACTTCAGCGGCTTGAGTAATTGTTTGATTTGCAGTTTGTACTAAATTGGTCACATCTGATATTAAAACTGTTACACCAGAAGCATCTGTTACTGAACCAAAAGAACCACTCAATGCGCTTGTAATTGAAGATAAAAATTCAGTGAGACATTGTTGTAGAAATGCCAGAAGTCTTGCTGGTAAACTTAAAATCCAAACAATTAAATCTTTTATAAGTTGAACAATTTCTGCAATTTCCAATAATATATCATTTATTTCTTTGATTACTTTCTGTATTTTTTTCAACTCTAGTGCAAGTTGTTTTATTTTTGCTTGTATTGATTGAGCTAAAGCTGAACTACTTGTAGCACTAAAAAGTTTTTGTATTTGTTCACGAAGCCATTGAACAGCTGCACTCACTCGCAATCTAGCCGCCAATATTTCTGCTCTCAATTCATATGAAATATTACAAACATGTTCTTTATCGTCATTTTGTCGTTTTACAATCGTATCACTAATATCTCCTCTAGAGAGTCTTGGTGTTGTTGGTTCATCTTTTTTCTGAGCAATTGTTCCGTCTGGCCATGTTGGTGTTCCCTCTGGATATTCATAATCAATTAGAGTTATACCAGGAGTTGATCCTATCATTATGGGGTAATCAGGATTACCATCAATCAAACTAACAATTACCCACTCATTTTCTTTTGGTACATTTATTGTATTTTCAGTGTATATGAGTTGAGCCCATGGCAAAGCTTTAGTTGGAAGTTCATTTTTATTGGCATTATGTATTCCAATTATTCGTACTTTACACCTTCCAAGTTTTAATGGATCTTGTCGGTCTTCAACTATTGCGTAATAAAATTGTTTATTCATATTTTTTGTTGTGGTGAACTTTGATACAATTCATTCTTGTCGCTTCTATTGGAAGAATCTGTAACAGCCTCAAAAATAGTTTCGTGCTTTTCATACCCTATAATATGTCTTGCTCCTACAATTAAATATTTTCCATATACAGTTTTGTCACGATTATCTTCTTCACGACTTTTGAAACCATACTTAGGTATATTTAAATAAACATTAAAACCAGAAGAAATGGCAAAATTTCCAGGAACAACTAATTTAACTCGCTGATTCATTAAATTTGTAAATATGGCTTCTCTTTGAAAAACATAATTTTCTGTGTCAAATTCTTTTGATACAGATTCTGGATCATTTTCTTTTATGAATTTACTATCTCTTGAAAAATAATTAAAAGTGTGAAAAACTTGTTTTGAATTAAATTGCGTAAGACTAGAACCTAATCTGTTATTAATTGCTCCTAATGTTGGACTAGGATTTGAACTTTTATATAAAGAAAAATGATCATTAAAAGTAAATGGTCGTTCTATTATTGTTCTTGTTTTAGGATCAAAACCTATAAATTTTCCCGAATGTACTCCAGAACTTATATTTTTTATTGTGTCATATTGTTGTATAACTTCAAAACTTCTAGCACCTAAAAATTCTGTAATAGTATTATTTTTTGTTAAATCTAAATTTTTAACATTAAAATTTATTTTAGTAATTTCTTCTGCTGCAAGTAAATTTGAAATGTTCGCAAAATTATAACCTAAAATATTTTCAAAAAAAACAAAACCTGGAACATTATCTTCTCCAATAGCACGTTGACTCATCCAATTCAAAGCAGAAAAAGGATTTAAGTTTGGAATAACAATATTTTTAACACCTTTTGACTTATGAAATTCACCAGACAAAGAATTAACTGGCACCTTCAAATAATCTATTATTATTCTAACGGCAGCTTCTGAATATGTAGTTTCATAATACCTTGAAACTTTTTGTTGCATTGACAATAAAAATTCTTCAGACACGAAATGTAAAGTATACATTTCAGAGTTTTGATTTATAGGTTTTCTGTTCGTTTGTTTATATAATCTAAAAGATTTTTGTGTAGCAAGTTTATCACCATCTTTTCCTATTTTTAAATTTAAAATTTCAGTACCATCAAATAAAAAATCATTTGATAAACCTACAGCATCACGAATAATAATACTTCCACTCATACAAGGATTTAGAAGAGAATCAAATAAGTTAATTTCTTCGTATATTCCTTTTACACTTATTGCACCTCTTTTTGTTATTATGGTGAGGTCACTTATATTAAATTGTGTAGATTGTGTTAATTCTATCATTATATAATATTTTTAAACTCTTCTTCAACTATAGGAATAAATTCAGTCTTCAATAATTTTATATTTCTTTTTGATTCGTTGTTATCAATTTCATAGTCATAGTAAGTTTTTCTTGATTTAACTTTTGAAACATTTACATTTTTTCCATCGGACAAAATATAATTTGTTGAAGTATCAGTTGTATTTGCATAACTTTGCGCCGTAATTTCATTCACATATATTGTAGTAGAATTGGTATTTAAATCTGTAATAGTTTCGGTAATAAAATAATCTTTATAATTTGATTGTGACCAACTTAAACCTGTTTGTCCATTTGCAGTATTTGCTCTATCTTTATATTTTTTATCTATAAACTTAATTAAAGATTTTTGATCTAATGGCCAATCAAATTGTGGATGCACAATATTATTTAAAGCTAAAATTATCCAATGTCTCTCTGAAGAATCATAAATTTTATCAGCTATAATTTCAGGAGTTTCACCATCAGTTATTGTATATTCATAATACACTACACTATTTTCTTTAAAATTTGAATCAAATTTAAATTTTGTAGTTAAATTTGTAACAATGTCTAAAGAAGTTTTATCATCTTCTAAAAAATAAAGTGTTTTTGGAAAGTAATTAAAATATTTTGCCATGTTTATTATTCACCCTCATTTCCACCGGTTCGTAAATCAAGAGCTCTTTGCACTGTCCATGGCTTTAGTAGTTCTCTATTTAAAAATCTTTTAGTTATGATTTGTGTTTCCATAAATTGTAAAGACAATCTTATAGCAACAGGCATTCCCGTACCGCCTAAAGAAGGTTTTAATTTATTGGGTTTTTCATAAGCTGCAAATCCGTTTGGTGCGTAGTCCGTGTCAATTTGCGTAAGAACGCATGTTGAAATTTTAGGTATATTAGGATTTATAGATCCATTATAATAAAATTTAATATCAAATTCTGAAGGTGGCACTAAAAAGAATCCTCCTAAACCACCGTCTCCTTGATTTAATACCTCTGGTGCTTGGTGAAATTTTAATGTTTCTAGAATTGACTGAACTTCAATCGCTTCTTTTTCACTTCGTGGATAAAACATAAATTCAAATCTAAACTGCCGAAAATCTGGAGAGGTATAAATTAATTCTAATTGAGGGTTTACGACTGTTCCTGTAGCTGAAGCAAAAATTGCCACTCCTGCATCTCCAAAACGTTTAGCTACTTGAGATGCTATAAAAGGAGTTAAATTTCTACCCATTTGGTTTAATACAGCATTTCTTTGATCACCTGAAGCATTAGCAATAGACTTTCCAGCTTCAGCTGCTGCACCAAGTAGACCAAAAAGTCCACCGCCTAAATTTAATTTTGAATAACTTTGGTCGTGTGTAAAATTTAAAGTGTCTGGCATGTACAACGCAATTGTTTGTGTTGTACGTTCAATAGTTCTTATTCCTTTTC